CGGGCCTCGCGGCGCAGCCGCAGCCACACCACGCCGGCGACCAGCAGACCGGCCACGATCAGCGCGAGCGCGATCGGCACGTCCAGCGGGCTCATGCCTGCGCACCGAACTCGCGCACCAGCCGGTCGGCGTCGCGGGTCGCGTACTGCGCGTTGAAGATGTCGCCTTGCCGCGCCATACGGATGCTGCTGGTGAGCAGGTCGTCGATGACGATTTCGAGCAGGTGACGCCGGCGGTTCGAGAGTGCCTGGTCGAGCTGGTAGTCGGTCGTTGCGGCGACGCCGTAGCGCGAGCTGGTCAGCGCCTCGGAGACCTGCGGCGTGGTGATGATGGGCAGTGGTTGGGCATGCGTGTTTGTCATGGAGAAAACGTAGCTCCCTGCGTAGCTGCGTCGGGGGTACTAGGTCGTTACGTAGACAACGTGACCTAATCGTTATGCACTGTGGTGCAGCGCCGGCGGTCCGGGTCGGCTCCCTCGACCGCCGGCGCTGCCGCTTCAGCTGGCCGGCGTCGCGGTCGAGCTGGCCGGCGTCATGGTGCCGGCGCTGGTCTCGTCGGACTCGGCGCGAAGGACCTCGACGCGGGCGTCGTTCCAGTCGCTGCGGGTCTTGGCGAGCGCCTGCTGCAGCTTGCGCCGGGTCTCGGGCGTCTTCGCCTGCTCGACCTTGGCGCGCGCGTCGGCCAGCTGCTTGCCGGCCGCGGCGTAGCGGGCGCGAGCTTCCTCGACGACGTCGCGGGTGGTGGTTCGTCCTGCCATGGTTCAGCCTTCCTGTCTGCCGGCGTCGGTCGCCGGTCGTCCGAGGTCGACGTGCACAGGTCCGGCCGGCGGGATCAGTCCCGCGTCGGCCAGCGCCTGCGTCGTCTGTGCCCTGATACGGGCGTCCAGCACGCCGTTGGTCTGCTTCTTGACCTGCTCGACGTTGTCGGCGGTCCGTTCCAGCTGCTGGTTCTGCTGGCCGGTCACACGGTTCACGTGCCCGGTCACCAGCAGCGCGGCGACGACCGGACCGACCAGCGCCATCAGCTGCGACGTGTCGCGGTCGTTGAGCGACAGCACGACCAGCGCGGCGAGCGACAGCGCGAAGACAGCGACGCCGGCGAGCAGCAGGTCGCGACCGCTGTCGCGTCCCTGCTCCTGCTGCATGCCGGCGCTCATGCGCCCGCGCTGCTGTCGTCGACCAGCTGCCGCACGATCGCCTTCGCCAGCTCGTCGACGTCGACGTCGACCGGCTGGTCGGCGAGCGCCGCGGCGAGCGCGGTGCGCAGCTTCGCCTGGTCGCTGGTGAGCGCGGTCAGCAGCTTGTGGTTGCGCCAGCTGTAGACGTTGGCCGCGGTCAGCTGCGTCTTGGCCGTCGCGCCCACCGGGTTGTCGAGCCGCGGCAGCACGGCTCCCCACACGGCTTCGGCGACGTCGTCGGCGATCGCCTTCCTGTCTGCTGCGCTGATCACTTCGGGGTCCTCCTTGGTGGGTGCGGTGCCGGCCAGCGTCCAGCTGGTCGGCGCGTCGCCGGCGGCGCCGGCCACGACAGATAGGTGCACGTGCGACGTGTGCGGGTCGGAGCCGGCATACGCGCGCCACTGCCATGGGCTCGGGCCTGCGTTGCCGGCGAAGATGCGCCGGTTCCAGATCACGTACTTGATCCGCGGGTCGCGGTGCGCGAGCAGCTGGCCGGCCAGCCATGCGCCGTCGACGCCGCCGGCCGGGTCGTGGGTGACGTCGAAGGCTCGCACGACGCCGGCGCTGTCCGGGTTGTGGTCGGAGACCGACGCGGCGTGCGCGGCGTCGCCGATGGTGCCGTCGCTGGCCTTGCCGCGGGTCGGGTACATCGCGTTGAGCTGGTCGCGCAGCTTGCCGATGCTGCCGGCGACGCGCCACGGCGTCATGCCTTGCCTGCCCAGTCCGCGGCGAGGTAGCAGCGCCGGCCGTTCGCCTGCACCACGTTGAGCGCAGCGCCGGCCGTGTGCACGGTCTGCAGCGTGATCGCGTCGTTGACGGCGCACGCGATCGGCTCGCTGGTCACCGTGGTGATCTTCGACTGTGACGGCGTCGCCGCGCTGTAGTCGTCGACGATGAACTCGGCACCGTTGCGGGTGACGATCAGCGCCCGGTAGCCGGTGGCGTTGACGCCCCACGCGATGCGCGCGGAGAAACGGTAAAGCCCTGCCGTCTTGATCACGATCCGGTCGTTGGCGATGTCGGCCATGGCGTTGGTGTCATAGGACACGCTGCCGCCGGCGAAATCGACCGTGGTCAGCGCGCTGTTGGGGATCGACTGGTCCGCACCGGTGACGATCTTGGCGCGCGGCTTCTGGTAGATCGCACCCTCGACAGCCTGCGCCAGCTGCTGCATCCAATAGGGCACGTCGGGGGTGTCCGACAGTGCCGGGTACGGCAGTGCCAGTCCGGGCGTGGTGGGCATGGTGGTCTCTCTCTCTTGTCAGCTGACTGAGGTGTCAGGCAGTCGGGTCTTGACCTGCATGGTGCCGTTGCTGGTGAACCGCACGCGCGCCACTAGGTGCCGCTCCTGCGGTCCTTCGGGCAGCTGCACGGTCACGGTGTCCTCGGGGCGCAGCCACCACGCCGAGACCGCCTGCAGCTCGAAGGTCTTCGCGCGGGACATCGCGCGGCGCAGCAGGGTGCGAGCTACCGCGTCAGCTGTCGCCGGCGTGGTCTTGCGTTCCCTGATGTCGACCAGCTGCACGTAGCCGACCAGCGCCGGGTCATAGTCGCCGGTCGCGTATGCCTGTCCCCAGAGCCGGTCGGCCGTGGTCGTCGACGTCGCTTCCCACCGGTACAGCAGGGTGACGGCGTTGGCCCAATCGTCACGGTCCACACCGGTGCGGCTGGTCAGCAGGGTGCCGTTGGCACCGACGCGCAGGTCGTGGGTCGACTCGGCGGCGAGGTAGCGGCGCGGCGCGATACGGAAGATCCGGTCGCCGGCGTCATACACGCTGGCGTCGATGCTGTCCGCGGCGTCGACGATCCGGGTCCAGTAGTCGGTGGGGAACGTCACGGCGGTAAACGGCGTGGTGTCGCTGGTGGTGGCGATGATCGTCGGACCGGCGAACGGACCGCCGGCCAGCCTCGACGTGATCGTGGCTTTGATCGCCGCGGTCGCGCTGTCCCACGTGGTGTCGCCGTCATAGAACGGCAGGTCGGGGCTGGCGTCGAGCAGCGCACCCTCGGCACCCTGCGCCAGCAGGGTCAGGGTGCCGGCCGGCCGGTCGACGGTGCGGGCGCGCAGCTGCAGATCGAACAGCTGGTGCACGTCCTCGACACCGGAGGGCAGCCGGTAGCCGGCGGAGAATCGGACCCGGACCGGCTTGCGCGGGTCGAGCAGGTCGAGGGTCGCCTGGTCGGGTACGGGGGTGACGATCGACAGGGTCACCCGCGGCACGCGGTTCTCGTCCAGCTCGACGTCGAAGTCTTCGACCGGCAGCTCGATCGACGTGCCGGTGCCGTTGTTGGTGACGGCGACCGCGGACACCAGCTGGTCATGCGGCTGCGACAGCAGCTCGCGGACCTCGGGCGCGAAGGGTGCGAGGCTCATCCGATCGCCAGCTCGCCGAAGGTCGCGAACGCCGTGCGCACGCCGGCAAAGGTCGGGTAGCCGGCGACGACGTCGTCGAAGGTCCAGCCGGCGTCGCCGAGCAGCGGCAGCCGCGGCGATCGAATCTCGGTGTAGCTGACGCTGCAGGTCCAGCGCCAGCCGCCGGCGGTGCGCTGCGGCTCGGGTCGCAGGTCTGTGGCGGTAGCGGTGAACCACATGTCCATGCCGTGCATACCGGGCGTGCGCAGCATCAGCAGGTAGCCGCTGGCGGCGACCAGCTCGGCGGCGCGGGCGTCGTCATAGCTGGCGCACCACACGTCGAGGGTGCCGGTCCGCAGCTTCGAGGGACCGCCGATCACGACCGGGTCCTCGCGGCCGATGATGTCGTGCACCATGGCCGACGACGCGCGCCGGCTGCCGTAGCCGGTGACCAGCTGCGGCTCGACGTACAGCTGCGGCAGCTGCACCGCCTGCAGCTGCGGCAGCGCGACCAGCCCTTCGAGGGAAGTCGAGCCGGCCGCGGTGCTGCCGCCGGATGCGACCACGTCATAGCGCAGCGACCCGGTCAGCGCGGCTTCGTAGTCGACGACGATCTGCTCGCCGGCGCTCGGGGTCTGGCCGGTGCGGGTCCGCACGGCGTTGGTGCCGTTGGCGTCGGTGCGGGTGATGCTGGCGACTGTCTGGCCGGCGGGCACGCCGGTGATGTCGACGACCACGGATGCGGTCGCCGGCTGCGGCGTCAGGATGACAGCGGTCACAGGGTCCTCGTCCTAGTAGCGGTAGCGGCTGTTGTTCGCGTTGTTCGTGTACGGGTTCTGGCCGACCTCTAGCGGGATCACGATCCGGCCGATGCCCGAGCGCACGCGCCGGTTGATCGCGTCCAGCTGCGCCGGCGTCGGCACGTCCACGGACAGGTTCGCCACGATCCCGTTGCGGGTCGCTTGGTCGAGGTCCTTCCACGCGGACTCGGCGGTGCTGATGTTGCCGGTCGTGATGCCGAGCTCCTTCGCCACCCGCTTTAGCGCGTTCGCCTGGTCGAGCGTCGCGGCTTCGGATTCGGTGGTGCGCGACTGGTTGGCGTCGAGCGCGTCGGACAGCTCGCGCACGCGCTGCGAGACCTTCTTCGCCTGCTCGGCGTCGCCGGCCTTGGCGCGGGCGTAGTCGGCCACGGCGATGCCGGCTTCGGTGGCGTCGGTCGCTATCTGCTTATAGGTGTCCGGGTCGCCGAGCAGCTCCTGCAGCTTGGTCTGGATCGCTGCCTCTTGGATGCGTCCCTGTCCCTCGACGAAGGCGTCGACCCACCCGCGCACTTCCTCCTTGGCTTCCTCGGCCTTCTGCTTGTTGTCCTCCCACAGCTTCGTCAGGACACCGATGCCGGCAGCTGCGGCAACGCCGGCAGCAGCGCCGAGCGGACCGAAGCCGGAGAACGCATTCGCTGCGGTCTCCTGTATGAATCCGGTGATGTCGTCAAAGCCACCCGAGAACGACGCCGCGGCTTCGCGACCGCTGCCGGCGGCTTCCTCCTTGAAGTCGTCGAGACCCTTCTTCGCGTCGTCGAGGTCGTCGTCGACCTTGCGCACGTTGGTGCGCGAGCTGCGCGATATGTCCTCGAAGGCACGGCCGACGCGGGTCGCGACGTCGCGCGCCTTGTCGCCGAGGTCGTCGACGCCGCGGGTGGCCGGCTCGACGTTGTCGGCGATGTCGCGGCCGACGCCGCGGGTCTTGTCGCCGAGGTCGTCGACGCTGCGGCCGGCGTCGTCGAATGCGTTGCCGAGCTTGTCGCCGGCGGTCTTGCCGGCGTCGCCGAGGTCGTCGAGCTGGCGCGCGCCTTCGTCGAGGTCGAGCTGCGACAGGTCAGACAGGACCCGGAACTGCAGGTCTCTGCCGCGGTCAGCTGCCACTGTTCATCCCTCCGTCTAGGTGCCTGGTGATCACGTCGACCCACCGGTCGAAGATGCTGTCGAGGGTGCCTTCGATGGTGCCGAAGATCGCGTGCTGTCCCTCGGTGGGGAACTGCTGCGTGGTGCGCCGGCGGTAGACCTTGCCGGTGGCGCGGGCGCGCTCGGCCGCGGTGACCTTGCCGCGCCGCTTGCGCCCTTCGTTCTTCGGCCGGTTCACCCACGCCGACCGCTTGCCGCCACCGAACTCGTTGCCGTAGACCACGTCGCGCACCGACGCGCCACCGGTTAGGACCTTGCGCGCGCCACCGACGACGACCATGGGGTCGACCTGCACGCGCGTCTTGGTGCCGGCGGCGAGGACCGCGGCGTGCGGTCCTCGCCAGTCGGCGCGGATCGCCGCGGCCAACGGTTCGGCGACCTCGGTCTGCACGTCGCGCGCAAGGTCCTTGCGGACAGCGGCAGGCAGCCGGCGCAGCTGACGCGCCGCCTGCTTGCACTGCTGCTCGAAGTAGTCCACGGATCAGGCAGCCGCGCCGGGGACCGGGTCGCCGGTAACGGGCATCGACGCCTGCGCGGTCTGCACCGTGTTGACGTCGCCGCCGATCTGCACGGGCACGATCGTGGCGGTGACCGTGTACTGCTTCTGGCCGCTGCCGCGCTGCGGCTGGATCGTGATCGTCTCGACGTCGCCGGCGTGCGTGTTCATGTACGTGTGCAGGCTGGCGTCGTCGGGGTCCTGCGCCATGGTGATGTTGAGCGACCAGCTGGTCTCGGGCGTGGTGGTGTCCGAGAACTTGCTGTCGGGCGTCAGACCCTGCCACGTGACCGTGGTCTGCGTGGTGTTGGGGACCAGCGCGATCGTCGACGCGGCCGGCGCGTAGTCGTTGTCGGCGATCGTCAGCACGGCGTCCTTGAAGATGTAGGGCTGTACGGGAACCAGTGGCATGGGTGGCCTTCCTTCGGGTGGTGGGTTAGCGGTCGGTCGCGGTCAGGGTGACCACGTATGCGGGCAGCTCGTGCGGCCGGTACAGCCCGCGCTCGGCAGCCGACCAGCGCAGCATGGGTGCCTGGTCGATGCTGTCGAGCAGCTGGTGCAGCGCGACGTCGAGCTGGTCGCCGGCGGCTTCGAGGTCGCGGTGCGGGCTGACTAGCGCCAGCTCGAACGTGTAGTCGCGCACGCCGGGCAGGTTCGCGTCGGACGGCACCACGCGGGTCAGCTCGACCAGCACGGTGACGGTGTCGGGTCGGTCGGTGCCGCGCTCATAGGGCAGCACGCGGAAGTCGTCGGGCGTCAGCTCGACCAGCGCGTCGATCACTTGCTGCCGCGGCGGGGAGACAGGCACCGGTCAGCCCACCCTCGGCCGGCCGGATGCCGGCCGCAGCAGCTGCTTGACCGTGGTGGTCAGCGCGCGGGCGCGCATGACGAAGTCGCCGGCGACGATCGCGTCGTCGTTGGCGCGCTCTTGCGCGTTCCACAGCTCGCGGGCGTGCAGGGTGTGCGCGAGCTTGTAGCTGGTGGGCGCGTCGGCGACGGTCTCGGGGATCGCCGGCGCGTACGCGACGACGGCCGGCAGCGCGGCGTCCAGCAGCTCCTGCAGCTTGACGTCGTCGGTCGGCGCGTCCTTCCACTGCCGGCGCGCGAACGCGGGGTCAGCCCACTGCGTCACGGTCTGTGTCCTTCCCTATCGGTGGTCAACGGGTGGTTGACGCTGTCCTGCCGGCGGGGGTGACCGGCAGGACAGCGTCGGGCAGCCGAGGTCAGTCGGCGTCGAAGACGACGACGCCGGCCGGGAAGTAGACCTCGGCGTCCTCGTACATGCCCCACACGGCGACGTTGCGGCCGAGCTTCGCGACGTCTTCCTCGGTGGCGACCAGCGGACCGGACTCGGCGAACTTGGCCGCGTCGCCGTTGGTCATGAGCAGCTTGCTGTCGGGGAAGAACGGCATGCGCTGCACCAGCAAGCCGTCGATGTTGATCTGCAGCTGCGACGCCGAGCTGGTGCCGGCGCTGTCGGCGCGCCCGCTGTCGTTGGCCGGCAGCGCGTCGTTGCCGCCGAGCGCCAGCCACACGTTCGTCGACACGCCGGCCACGGTCGCCGGCGAGCCGGTCGCGTCCTCGACCTGCGCGGAGCCGGCGAACAGCAGCGACCGGAACGCCTTCGCGCCGGCTGCCGTGGTCAGGTCGACCGGCAGGGTGCCGGCGTCGGTGGCGATGGCGAGCAGCGCCGCCTCGAACTGCGCCTCGGTGTAGCGCGCCCACGCCGCCTCGCAGATCGCCTGATAGGCGGCGAGGTAGCTCGGGCTCGACCGCATCAGCAGCTGGTAGCTGATGTCGGAGACGACGCCGGCCGTCTTGATCGGCGCGGTCGCCTTCTTGATGTCGATCCGCACGCTGTTCAGCTCGGTCTTCTCGACCAGCTGGCGGGTGATGATCGTGTCGAGGTCGCCGTCGAAGTACGGCCAGTTGCTGTCCATGCCGGCGTCGGGCAGACCGATCGGGCCACCGGTCGCGGCGATCAGCGGCCGACGACGGTCGAGGTTCGCCTTGATGTCGGTACGCCAGCCCGGAGGGATCACGCCCGGGTTGTTCGTGGTGACCTGGTCGACCAGCGCGAACTCGACCGCCATGCGCGCGCGGGTCTCCTCGTCGGCCTTGGTGAACTCGGCGAGGAAGTGCTCGCGGGACGCGAAGCGCGCCAGCGGGTGACGGCTGGCCTTGCCGGCTTCGGCCATGAACTCGGAGACTCGCTGCGCCAGCTCGTCGATGGTGGGCAGCTCGACGACGGCCGGCGGTGCCGGCGGCGTGGTCGGCGGCGTGGTGGGCTCGGGCATGCGGGTGGTGTCCTTTCCTCGGTTGGCGGCGAGCTGCAGCCCGCGTGCCTGTGTGAATGCGGGGTCACGGACGACCCCTAGGTGGCGAATGGTGTACTCGCCGACCACGTCCCTCGTTCCGGCTTCGACGTCCTCGGTGTACTCGGAGAACGACGCGCCGATCGAAAACCCTGTCTTGACGCCTTCGCCGGCTTCGACCAGCAGGTCGTTGCCGCGGCTGGTCTGGAAGATGCGAGCGACGCCGCGGACCACGCTGCCGTCGAGCGCGAACGGGACGTCGAGCCGGCCGACGACCTCGTCGACGTAGTGCTCGTTGACGACGTCGACCAGCTCGTCGGCGTTGGCGGCCGGACCGTTGAAGCGGTAGCGCCAGCCGTCCGCGGCCGGCTCGGAGAACTCGCCGATGGGCCATGCCACGCCGGTCAGCTTGCGCTTCTCGGTGTCGACGTTGGCCGCGGCGAACGACGCGCTGGTGGTCGAGCTGGCCGGCGCGAACGTCAGGTCGAGGTCGGTCACGGGTTGGTCCCTTCGGTGGTGGGTGCGGCCGGCGGGGTCGGCAGCTGGTCGGAGGTCGCCAGCGGCTCGCCGGCTCGCAGCTCGGGCACGGACAGCAGACCGGACCGAATCGCAATCTCGGCGGTCTCCATGCGCGTCTTGGGGTCGTTGCGCAGGTACGGGTCGAAGTCGAAGCGCGCGGTGACGCCCAGCGGCAGCACGCGCCCACGCGGGACGCTGCCGCGGTCGTCCATCGACAGGTGCTGCTCGACGACGGTCAGCCATGGCCGGATCGCTTCGAGCAGGTCGCGCCGCCACTCGATGATGTTCCCGTAGGTCAGCGGGTCGCCACCCTTGGCGTCGAGCGCGCGCGCCGGCAGCCCGACGATCCGAGCCACTTCGAGCGCACTGTGCTCGCGGGACTCGACCAGCTGCAGGTCGCGCGGCGACCAGCCACCCTCGGTCACGACGTAGTCCATGTCGTCGTCGAGGTAGCCGATCGACCCGAGCGAACGGGCGCTGTTCCAGTCGTCGAGGACCGCGTCGATCTCGTCCTCGTCGAGCTTCGCGCCGTGGTTCTTCAGGATCGCCTTCGGATGCGGCGCGCGGGCGTAGTTGCCGGCAGCTGCCTGCAGGTCGGCGTACAGCTCCAGCAGCGGCAGCCCGATGCGGCGCAGCCCACCGAGACCGGCGAAGTCGAAGACGAGATAGTCGCGGGACATTGCCTGGTCGCTGACGACGTCGCCGTCGATGATCCATGCGTCGACGGTGTCGGGGTCGTTGGGTGCGGCGATGGTCTGCACGCGGTTTGGGTGCACGCGCTCGAACCGCGTTGCGCTGCCGGCGATGTCCTGCCGCACGCGCCACACGGCGCGGTCCTCCCACAGTCCATCGGAGAACGTGCGCGCCAGCAGGGTCTGCAGGGTGCGCTTCGGGTCCGGCTGGCGCAGCCACGCGCAGCGCCGGTCGTCGGCCGGCAGCTTGACCTCGCCCTGCCAGCCGGCCAGCTGGAAGGTCGAGGGAATGCCCACGATCGTGTGGTGCGCCTTGCGCATGGCCGGAATCTGCATCGCGATGTCGCGGGTCACCGACCCAACGCGCCGGTACGCCGACGCCGACGGCGAGCCGGCCGACGCCTGCACGACCGGGTCGGAGCTGACAGCGAACGTAGCGCCGGCCGGCAGCTGCGGCGCGGGCGCGAGCGCGGCCTGCAGCATGGCCGGGAGGTTCGCAAACGTGAGCATGTGCCGAAGGCTGGCATACGGCACTGACAGGACTTTGAACGTGACAGTGGGCGTTTTTAGCGACCTCGGGAGCCGGCTCGCGCGGTCGGCTTGCGACGCTCGGGCGGCAGCTGGTCGAGCGCCTTTGCTGCCACCGACACCGCGACCAGCTCGCAGATCGAACCGGTCGAGCCCTTCCTGCCCCAGCCGAATCCTCCGTCGCCGAGGTCGCGCTTGGTGGCGACCTCGACCGCGGCGTCGAGGTCGCTGTCGTTGTGCGCCACGACGGTGCCGTCGCGCAGCCCGCGGTCGACCATGCCGCAGGCTTGCGCGTACTCGCCCATGTTGAGGAAGCGCACGTCGACGCCGCGGCGGTCGTGCGCGGGTATGCGTTCGATCGCGTCGGTCACTTCGAGCGCGCCGAAGCTGCCGCGGTCGACCGTGATCGGCGCGCTGTTGCGCTGCGCCAGCTCGACCAGCAGCCGCGGCAGCTCGCGGTCGGGCGCAGCTGCGTGAAGCACTTCGAGGTGCTTGACCAGCTGGTCGTCGCGCCAGCAGCCGCCGATCGCGGCGCGTGATCCATCGGGGGTGACGTCGAGCCCGAGCCCGCGGCGCACGCCGGCCGGCAGCTCGGGCAGCGGTCGCTGTGCGGCCGACCACACGTTCGCGGGTATCGCGGCAGCGCGGGACCGGGTCGCCACGTTGCCGTAGGCACGCGCCCAGCCTGCCGAGCCGCCGAGCTTGGGGTCGGCTCGGAAGTCCTCGCGCGCGTCGAGCAGCGCCTGCATGGTGATGGTGTGCCCGAACGCCGGATGCTTCGCGGCGATCAGGTCGAGGTCTTCGGGGTCGTCGTCGTCGTCGAGTCCGTAGTCGATCAGGCAGGTGCGGCTGTTGGGGTCGGCCAGCCCTGCGATCGCGCGCTGCACGTACCCGTCGAAGTAGGTCGAGCTGTCGTCGCCCATGGTCGACACGACCCACAGCTGCGCGCCTGGTCGCGTGTTCATGGTCGGCCGGATCGCCTGCCGCAGATCGGCGCCGGTCTCGGCGTTGTGCGCCCACGCTTCGTCGACGAAGACTAGATCGCTCTGCTTCGAGTGCAGCGCGTCCCGCTTCGGCGGGAACGTGTAGAACGTCGAGCCGAGCGGCTCCTTCCAACGGACGCCGACCTCGCCGGCGCGCCGGCTGCGTTCGTAGCGGCACGCTGCCGTGTCGGGTATGCCGAAGGCGGCAGCTCGGCGCAGCGCGGCGAAGTGTTCCTCGCGCATCCAGCTGTCGGCCGTCTTGCCGTTCTGCATGGTCACCCACACGCGCGCGTCGGGGATCGTCAGGCAGCGATGGTCGGCGACGTCGCTTTCGAGCTTGGTCTTGCCGGACTGTCTCGGCACCGACAGGACCACAGTGCCGTACCGGTACAGCCCGGTGGCCGGGTCGACCTCTAGCGCGACGTCGAGCGCGCGA